TTTTTTTTTCTACCTCTACCATTTTTTTAGATACTACTGCAGTCGTAGCGGTAATAATATACTTAGTATATTCCATTACCTGCCCTTTTACATCTAGCATCCCCCCCATTTCGTCTAACCATTCGTAGACGTCAAACTCGGTATAAACTACTTCGGCTTTGTTAGATAACGCAGCGTGCTTATACCCGATAAAAATAAAGCTAACTATATTCCCTATATCTATAGACGAATTGCTCAATACTTGGAAAAATTCTTGTATAGTTAAATTCTTTTCTTTTGTGAACTCGTGCATAGACCAAGTCCCCCACTTAAGGGGGATAGTCTTTTCGTTTACTTTTAATTCAAACATAAATTTTATTAAGCTTGTTCAGTTTGTGTAATTGGCGGTACGCTTACTACGAAAGTAGCAGTAAACTTAACGTCGTCTTTGTCTGCAGCGTTAACGTTAAAGTTACTAATAAATACTAATTGACCTGCACCACCGTAATACACGTCTCCTGTAGTAGGAGTAGCTTTACCCATTTTAATAGCGAACAAAGTCTTAGCAGCGTGCGCCGTGTATAACTGTTGGTAGCTATCTTTAGAAGGAGTACCCGTTTCGTCAATAGCGAAACCTTCGCACTCAAAAGATTGGTTAAAAGAAGGGCTAGGCGTGTATTGATCGCCGCACTTTGAAGTCGCGTCGATAGTACCTAACGTAGAAGTTAAAGAGTTAGAAGTTAAGCACGCTACCGGCTTAAAAGTTCCGTCGTTGTCTATGTCTGCAAGTAGGATATAGTCTCTACCGCTTACTTTTGTTTCTGCCATTTTGTTTAATTTTTAATTTTGAGTTATTGTTATATTATAAGTTATTAAAACTCGGAAAACGTTATCTATTGGATTTAGCCCGTCTAAATTTCTTATATTTCCTACGCTTAAACTCGAAGAACCCCACCCGCTAGGTAGCGTTATATCGGTATCCGAATTAATCGCAGTAAGAACTAAATTACTAATAGTTTCCGCCCTCTTAAAACCAAAGTTAGCGTTTTTTGTAATAATGTCTACTATGATAGTAATATCGCTAGTATAACCGGTCTTACCTTGGTCCTGCGATCCTGCGCGGCCTGTTAAAACTATGTATTCGTTACCTGCGTTATCGGGCGCTATTCCGTCGTAAACTTCTAGATTAGTAGCAGTTTCTAAGTTGGTAAAAAACCATTTCTTTATTTCTATATTAGGGTTTAGCATCTTTTATCGCTTGTTTAATTTTCTTTACTAAGTTAACCTTTTCGGCTTCGTAAGCAGGCAATAAAAACGGCTGCGGATTTATTCCCTTCTTTAATATTTTTAACATTATCGCAAAAGCTACGTCGTAATCTTCGCCTAATCTAGCCGATTTACTACCCGTTCTTTTTTGTGTCTTCGTGCTATAAGTTCCTGCTATTCCTTTACGTTTTACCCAATCCATTAAAGCTAGCATTAATTCGTCTAAGGTTCCCCCTCCTTTTCCCTTACCCTTAAAAGCTAAAGCGTAAGAAGAATACTGCGGAGGTACTTTAACGCTTCCTCCGGTTCCGAACTCAATATAAGGAGCGTAACTAGCAGAAGCGCCCACCGTATAGGTAAGCTTATTCTTTTGGTAATCGTAATCCATATAGATAGAATTCCTTAAGGTTCCCATATCTACAGGAGCGTTTCTTTTAGCGTCTCTTTGAATCTTCATAGCGGAGTCTCTTAACTCCATAGCTAAAGAATCTTTTACCTTTTGGTCCATAGACTTAAGGCGCTCTTTAAGCTTATCGATCCCGTTTATGCTAAAAGTTATACGATCCGCCATTTTAGTAGTACATTAATATTTCATAAAATCGCTTCGCATTATCCACGTCCTTAATAGAGTGGATCGTATAGCGTTGGCCTTCTACTTCTATTTGGTAGTTATCGTTAATAGTAACGTCGTAGCGAATAAATAACTTAGCGAACCTAGTAAAGCTTACCTCTAACTCTAAAAGCGCCCTATTTTGGCTTTGAGGCCTAAAATCGCCCCATACTGTCGACTGCAAGGTAAAAGCCGTCGTATAGCCTCCTTCGCCGTCGCTAGTCCTCGTAGCGGCATATAAGCCTACTAGCCTAGTCATTGAGTTAGCGTCGACGTAATTGTCTTTATGTAGTCCTATTCTCATATTTTATAAAATTGGCGAAGTTCTAGTCCAACGTTGGCAAACCCTCCAAGTCTTCTCACATACGCCCATATCGTCGACGTCCATTCCTCTATTTTCGTAGCCGTAGTTAATTTGGTCTAACATAGCTATTTTAAGTTCTTTCGGAAGTTCTCCTTCGGGGAACCCGCAGCTATAAGTAGCTTTAAGATCGGTCCAAAAAGGGCGTTGGATCATTGGGTATTGACCTCCGATTATTTTATAATGCGCCGGAGCGATTTCGTTTCCTTCTGCGTCTAATATTTCGGTTATTTCTTGTACCGGTCCAAATTGGAATTGATACATCCCCGCCAAGTTAGAGAACCAAACTACGGCAATTTTAGGGACCAAGCTTAGGCCCGTAGCCTTTTCGATAGCTTCTCTAGACTGTGTAATTAAGTCCTCGAATAAGCCGTCTTCTACGTCGTTAGTAACGCGGCAATATAATTTAGCCTCCTCTACTGTTACCGGCTCTACGATTTCTCCGTCGTAGACTAAAGTATGATCTATCGTATAATTATACATAACCTCTTTTTTACAAATTTAACGGATTTATTTAATAACAAAAAAAGGGAGTAGCTTTTAGACTACCCCCTAATTTATTGCTTATTTACTACCTATGTCAATTATGCATTGATTGAAGCGTAGATCGCAGAAGAGTTCAACATTAAGTTGATTTCTTCCATACACTCAATACGAGCAGTAATTAAGTTCTTTTGGAAGTTAGTACCGTTCTCGTAAGAGAATTCGATCGCTAAAGATTCAGTCTCTACGCGCTCGATATAATCGCTATCGATTACTAAAGCCTTATCGTTAGTAACCCAAGAAGCAGACAATACAGGAGTACCCCAAATAGTCATACCGCCGTTAGGATTAACTACTACCGATCCGTTACCTGCGTAGTAACCTGCAGTAACAGTAGCTTTCAATAATTTACCCATTTGCGCTTCGCTTACTAAAACATAAGAAGAGTTATAGTTAGCAGCCTTTTGGTTACCGATATAGTCGATTAATTGCAACAAGTCGTTAGTCTCTGCAGTAGTAGTAGAACCTGTAGCGGCTGCACTTACTGTAGCGAAGAATAAAGCGTTCTCCTTCTTAAAGAAGTCTCTTTGTAACAAACGAGGTAAAGTTTGGCTAATGAAAGGCAAACTCTTAGACATTTGCTTAGAGAAAGTAGAGAAACCTGCGATATAGTTAGTAACGATCTTAGTTTCAGTTAAAGAGTAGTTATTTTCTCCTTTGTCGTTACCTTCTGTTTGCTTACCGATATTGTTAGTTTCTCCTGCATCTTCCGCATAGTAAACGTAAAGACCTGTAGTAGAACGTACAGTAGGTACTAAGTCTCTAAAGTTAACTTTTTGAGAAGGGAAGATAGCTTGGTTAGGAGCGTAAGTAGCTACAGGATCGCCTGTTAAGTTACCGCTTAAAGTCATTGTCTTAATGTCGCTTAAGTCGATTCTATAAGAACCGCTAGAAGACTTCAAAGAAGACTCGAACTCTTGCATTTTACCGTCCAATTTCTCCATAATAGCCTCGTCTAAAGACTTTACAGTTTTCTTTTCTGCTTTCTTTTGGTTAGCATATAACCCGTCGATTTGATTTTGCATTTCGTCGCGAGTTACTTTAATGTTCGACTTTAATTCGTCGATTTGTGCTGCGCTATCAGTCTTAAGACCTTTAACGTTTTCGGCGATTTCGCCTAATTGCTTTTCGATTTCCATTGTTTTAGGATTTAAAAAGGTTATTTAATTCAGTTAATTTTTTAAGTATTACCTCGTCTTCGTTAACTTTCTTCTCTTCGATTACCGGCTCGACTGCTTTCGCGGGTTGAGTGATTTCTTTTACGATTTCGATTTCCATTAACTCAGCTTGGATTCTCTTTATTTCTATTTCAATTAGAGAAAACGTTTCGTCCGTAAAACGGCCACCTTTAAACGCCTTCAATAATTTACCTAGTCGGTCCTGTAAGTTTTCCTTCTTTTGCTCGGATTTAACGGCTAAAGTTGGAGTCTCCGGATTAGCAGCCCATAAAACCGCAGATCCTTCGTAGAGTTTTAATTCTCTAATAGTTCTAACCCCGTTCTTATCGACGTCGCTATTAATTGTAGCGAACCCGATAGAGTGTTGGTTAATTAAGCCCGCGTCGTACATTTTCATAATGTTTTCTCCGGTCTCGGTCATTACTACAGGAGTTACGGCGATTAACATATCGTTTTCAATATATAATTCTTCCGGCTTACCTATAGCCATTTCCATTTCGGCCTCGTGGTCTACTAAAGACCAAATAAGGTTTTTACCCATTGGACCGCGCTCCTTAATCGTCTTAGTAAACGCTTCGGGGATAATAACGTCGTTATCTAGATCCACATTACCGCAACGCGCCCAAACTGCTTTAACTCTTCTTTGCGTAGTATCTACGTCTAGAATAGCATCCGGCCCCATATCGAGGTTAAAAATATCTTTATATTGGAATTCTTTTTTCATATTAAGCCTTTAATATTATTTCAAAGTTATGCATTTTTTTTTATTGTAAAGCCTGCCTTACTAAGGTCCTAATTTCTCTTCCGGAATTGTCCCTAATTATATTCCATATCCTGCCTACGTCTCCCTGCGGAGGGTAGTTAGTTAAGGTTTTTAGTTGGCCCGTGTTATCCCTTTGCGCTTCATATCCTAGCGTACATCTACAGTTACAAACGTTAGCCGCAGTAGCGGTAGAGTCGCAGGGGTGAGTCATTAAATCTATGTAGCCTTTACCCATTACCTCAAACGTTGCATCTATAGGTACTTGCACGCCGTCCATATTTAAGTGATCCGTTTGGTCCCTAGGGATACGTCTTGTCCTGTTATCTTTTGTAGCGATCCATTCTTTAACTGTAACGAGTCCGGTAGATACCGCGCCTACTACGGAACCTACGTTAGCGGCCCTTCCGGTCTCCGTTCTAGCGATAAGTTCCGCGCGGTAATCAGTTATACCGGATTCTCGTAGTAGTGCGATTGTTTGGGGGATAGTGTAATTATTTTGCTGCGCCCTAAGTAAGAATCTTTTTATTTGCTCCTTAGTTGTGTCGGTTATTTCTTCGGATAACTCTTCTAGGCCTTTTAATTCTAGATAGGTTAAGATAGTATAAGACCATAGATCCATTAAGGCGGACTTTATTTCTAAAGGACCTTGGCCGGACTTAATGCCTTTCTTTACGTCGTTATAAGATATAGACGCCATTTTAGAACCCATTGCGATATGAAGTTTCTTTATCGTCTTCTTAATCCCTTCGGGACTAATAGCGTTAAAGTCTAACGTATCGCAGTAAGTATCTACTTGGCGTTGCAACTCCTTTTTAAACTTAGGGGAGTATTCTCTTAACGCGTTCCAATAAAGCTTTTTATAGTCCTGCCATATCATTTTAGGCGTCTAATTTTTCTATTAATTTACCTGCGGCCTCAAATATAGCCGTTTCTTTTTGTTGTCCTGCTCTTTGTCTAATTGCAGTTAAAGCCGCTCTATCTACAGTTTTAAAGTCGCTTGTATAGATATAGGTCCAATGGCCTTTTAATTCTGCGTCTACGTTACCGTCTACGCCTAGGTGCCACTTACCAAAAGCTGCCATTCCTTCCTTTTCGATATAAGCGTTTTCCTCTTCTGCGCTTGGAGGATTCCAAGAACTAGGCTTAGAGACTTGACCTTCGGATACTAAAGCCATAGCGTAAGTAACGCCTCCTTTATTTAATCCTGTAGTCTTTTTAATTTTTTGCTTCAACTCTTCTAAAGAGTTTAATACTTTGTCGAAACGATTTCCCATTATTTTAAAGTTAAAAGGTAAAGAACTTTAGCTATTAATGCTGCTATTTCGTCTACTTGATTTTGAATCCAAGAGTCTTGATAGATAGTCTTTCTATTCTCTTGAACGTACATATAAAGGGATTTAAAGTATTCGAATACTTGATCGCTTCCCTTATAGTTACTTAACGTACTAACTGAATAATTCTGCGGTCTTCCGTAGATACCGCTAACGCTTTCGATAAGATCGTCGAATTTATCCGCTATTTCGTCTTGGTAATAATCTAAGGCTTTATGTTCTGCGTAGCCTTTAGTTTGATTATGCCAAACGATAGCCTGTTCTTTACTATCTAAAAGTGTGCTTAAGAATTCTACAAAAGTAGCCATTGTTATAAGTTTTCGTCGTTAGGTAATTGCAAAGGTTGGAAGTCGTCTACCGGCTGCAAGTTTGAAGGGATATATAGTTTTTCTAACTCTTCTTTAGCGATATAATCCGGAGCTTTAATACCCATAATTTCTAATTTCTGCGCAGGAGGAATCCACCAAGCTTTATCTAGCCAAGTAGTTTGATCTACCTTATTAGCTTCTAATTCTTGGTAAACTTGTATATCGTACCCTATGTAGATATTAGTACCTCTATAACCCCAATCGGAGTGAAGCTTCCTATTTAAGTTATCGTAAAGCGCATCCAATAAAGGAATAGCGCAACGAAGCGTTAAAGCCTTTTCGCCTTCTATTTGGTTATTGTAAGTCTTATTATCCGCGTCGTTTAATAATTGAGAAGGTACGCCGTAGATATTACAAAGGGCTTTCATATCCCACTTTTCGGACTCGATAATATCTAACTCGACAGGGCTTAAACCGATTGTCTTATAGTCTACTTCATAAGCAGAAACCGCGATAGAGTTAAAGTTTTCTGCGCCCGCTTTTTGCGATACTGCAGTCTTTAACGCTTGGGCCTGCGCCTGTCCGCTAGTTGGATCGAATCTTTGATCCTTCATAAATAAAACGCCCGCAGGTCCTCCATTTTGAAAGGAAGCAACCGCCGCCGTCTTAGCTTCGTTGGATCTAGTTAAGTTTCTAGCCGCAGCCATTAAAGGCGATTGGCCGTATAGTTGGTTACCGGTTACATTCCAAGCCGGATTGAAGTACTTGTCTTGTAGGATTTCTTTAGGATCGAAATTCCATAGCTTACCGTAGAATAATTGGTAGCCCACCTTAATAGGAGGGAATAACTCTACGTCTGCAATTACCGCCATATATTGAGAAGGAAGCGGGATTAATTGATAAGGCTTACCTTGGTTATTTCCGCCCTCGATCATTTTAGCCCAAATAAAGGCGTTACCTGTTATAAGCTTAAACCCGATCCACTCTTCTACGAAATCGCTCCAACAGTCCTCCTCGTTAGGGTACTTAATTAACTCGTTTAACCTGCTATCGCCGTCGTATATTTCAAAGGCTTTTCTATGTAGTTCTTTTACTTCCTTCCAATTAGTGATTTTGTCGGGCTGCTTCATTAAGGACTTAAACCTCTTAGCGGCTACTGCGTCTACTTCTTTGTAAACGTGTGGCGGCGCTAGTTTAGCCTTATCAGTAATTAACTTAATGATAGAGTAGACTATATCGTTACTTTGATAACCAAGTCTAACGTATTCCTGCGAATTTGCACCCTGCCAAGTAACGATCCCCTTTTGTATTGCCACCTGCGAAGCCGTAGGCAGAATAGGATTTAGAGTGTTTACTTTCTTCTTACTAGAGAAAAAATCTAATAAACCCATATTATTAATATTTGTTCAAAGTTAACATTTTTTAATTACCAAACTCCGACCACAAATTTAGGCTTAAACTCGAAGAACATTCGCATAGCTAGCATATCGGAGAAATCGGGGGACCTCCCTATTAATTGCTTAACTCGGTCCTTCGGTATTATTCCCTTTTTGCCGTCGTTATCTACCGACTTCTGCTTAACCTGTTCTAGTTCCTCTATTATTAGCTGCCTATGTGTATCGTCGCATTGTATGTAAAGTTCGTCGTTATTTACCTTTTCAGCTAATTTAAAATAACATTGGCTTTTAAGGTTATCGAAGTTATCCTTTTCGTGAGTAACCGGATTATTTAAAGGGCTAGAATTATTTACGAATCCTTTGCACTTAAGTATATCGACCGCACCTCCCCCGACTCCGTCCTCGTCGACCACTACGTTAGATAACGGGACCTTATATTCTAACATTAAGCTTTTGATTATGTCCGATACTTCTACTATTGATTTCTTAGCATAGCGAAAAATCTTAACACGGAACCCAAACCAAACGCCAATAACTGTACTGTCATTACCGAAACGAGCAACGTCGCAAGTAATAAAAGGATCGCCACTAGAAATAAAGGAGTTACTAAAACAGTTAATAATTTTGTCATATTCTATCAAACTTGAAGGATCGCTAAGGTATTCCCAATTACCAAATAAAAGACGCTCTTTACTTTCTTTATCTAAAGTTAATAAATTCTCTTTGTAATACTTTGAGACGTTAACGTTATCGTCTACTAAGGATTGAACGAACTTTTTATCGGGATCTAATACATTATCGCGATCCGGTTTATAGAAGTCCGAATAGGTCCAATTCTTAGCGGGGTTACAGGTATAAAGACTCTTAGGTATTAGGCCGTAATCGTCTAGCATAAATCTAATACGCGACTTAACTACGTTCCTAGCTTTGTCGGTACATTGGTTAGCCTCGTCTATAAAGGCGTCGGTAATTTCTAGGGAACCTAATTCGTCGAAGTTGGGATCGCTTGGATATTGAAATAAATCCTTAAGCAGGATAACCGATCCGTTAAAAAAATCTATTTGGCTAGATTGGGCGTTATAGCGGTAGTGTTGGCCGGCATAAAGCCCCTGCATTTTTGCCACTTGAAAAAAAGAAACTAAGGTAGTCTCCTTTAGCGTTTTAAGGACCGCTCTTCCTATTAGTCCTCTACTTTCGGGATACTTAAGTCTGCGCTTAATTTGGAAATAACATCCTAGCGCCGTCTTACCTCCGCCGGCTCCGCCACCGAATAGTAACTCCCTAGTAATATCGTCCTCTAAATAATCTAAAGCTATAGTTTGCTTTATTGTTAGCTTCATATTACGCTAATATTTCCCAATCTTCGGCTAACATATCAGTTTGAGAAGCTAACCAAGGTACGCGGCTTTTAGGGGCCATTTCGTTATTAGTTTGTAAGCCTGTAGTATCTATAAAAATGTACGGGCTAGTCATTTTGCTATTTTCATCCGGAACTTGAAGTTCGATAAAAATACCTTTACCATTCCACCCTAAACGGGCTGCTTTGTTCCCCTTTTTTAATTCTTGTAGTGCTTGTCCGAAATTCATAACGTTAGTTTTTATTGTTTATAAAGAACCTGTTTTAGGCTCGTAAGTTTTCTCCTCTACCCAATTTACTTGCATATTGCCGGAGTGTTCTATTTCTTGCTTCTCTATGAATCCGCGCTTCTTACCCTTAGTCTTAAGGTAGAAGATCGTCGAAGTAACTTCCCCCTTTTGGATTTGTTTATGCAGTTGGCTTTCTACAAAATCTAGAGTAAGGTCCGCTATAGCGTCTACGGCCTCTTTGTAGGCCTCGTCTTCTCTTAGCCACCTGTAATGAGTCTCCCTAGATATATCGACCATTTTACAGGCCGTAGTTACGATTCCGAGGCTTTTCTCTAGCGCCTCTATCATTGCCTTTTTTAGTATGTCAGTATTTGCCATATTACAAAGTTAAAGATTAAATCCGCAGTTAGGACATTCCTTCCCTGCCTTGGTATTATCTTTCTCGGGTTTAGGCTCCTCTTCTCGGTCCATTGTAGGTAGGTCTAGCCCCCAATCTTCGAGCGGCATATCGGACCATTCGTTAGCTAGGACGTCCCAATCCCAAGCGCCATAAGAAGAGTTATCCTTTATTATAAATTCTTCCTTCTGCTCCTTAGTAAAGTTCATTACTTGGGTTACAGGTACGTCCGTAAGGCCTGCTTCGATACAGGCCCTAAGACGCATATTGCCACCTAGGACGATATTATTTTCGTCGATAACTAGCGGTCTTAACTCTAGCATTTGGGGGAAGGCCTTAATAGAGTCTACTAGCTTCTTGAACTTATCGTCCTTAATGTAGCGGGGGTTAGACGGGTTAGGCCTTATTTCTTCTATTCTCATAACTTTTATTTGCCCTGCCCTTTGTAAGGCTTGGTCGGTTTTTGTTTTGGTCCTTTTGTTTTTGTAGCCTTACCACCTTTACGGCGGCCGAAGTTTACTTTACCCGAGTTAGTCGCTTTTGCCATTTTTATAAGTGTTTATTAGTTCGTAAAGTTCGGGCCTAGTCCATTTCTTAATCCTTTCGTTAACTGCGATTCGTTCTAGGTTAACTACTTGCTCTTCCCCGATCCTTTGAACTAAGCCTATTCTATACATAGCTTGGTTACCGTGTTTATACATATTGCAGGCGGCGCATTGTAAGTTAACGTTATACTCGTTAAACCGGAGGACCGAAAATCCCTTAACGGGGAAGTAGTGTCCGGCTTGGTTAGCTTGGTTAGATCCGCAGGATATACAGGCCTTCCCTTGGTCCCTATTTCGAATATAAGCGTTAAAAACCTTTTGAGTCTGCTCTAGTAGTTTCGGTAACGGCTTTAATGTCATTCGTAAAATTATAACTTATTCTTATATAAAATTCGTTTTACCTCGAAGTAGGTAGACGCGGTTAGATAAATTAGACAGGCTAAAGGAACCGAAATAAGTATAAACTTTATCAATTCATAAATAAAAGTTAATTGTTTCATAGGTTATTTATTTAATTTAAAAAATCTTTTAATAATATCAAATAAGGTAAATACTTTTTCCCCTGTTAATTTTTCATACCCACAACAAACTTCAAATGGATTGCCTTTTTTACATACAGGGCATTTTGAATAAATCATAAATTAAGTTTAAAGTAACCGCCCCAAGTTCCCGTAATTACTATCTTGTTAAAAATATTTAATTTCTCGAGGCGGTATTAGTTTATAATTGGTTGTCTAAATAAAGGGATAAAGTATATTTTTTACATAATGTCCTAACGAAAGTTTCGCTACTTAGGCTTTCTTTAGCTGAATTACTTTGAGAAGTCATAACTATAGCGATAACCTTATTTCTTATAGCGTCCGCCTTTTCTTTAGTTACTATAGACGAATTTAGTATTTTTCTCTTCCAAAGTATGTCGAAAGCCTTTTCATTTAGTAAAATAAAATTCTTTTTAACCGAAGTCTTCCAATAATCGATAACATAGTCTAAGATTTCGTCGTCGCTTATTTCAATTACCGGAGGCTCCGGCTCTTGTACTACGATACTTTTGCGGACCTTAACGCTTATCTTTTCGTAGGCGCTTAGCACTTCCCCCACAAATTTAGGAGTAAACTTAATAGATTTGTCTACGTCTAGTTTGTTTAAAGCGTATAACTCAAACGCGCAGCCTAACTCCTTTATGCAAAATCTTTTATAGTTATCTATTACAAAATTTACCATAAAGTCGAATTCTTCCGGCGTTGGGATAGTGCATCCGCTAAAATGTAAGCAGGTCTTTAAGTGTTCTTTAACTTCAATCCTAGAGCATCTACCTATAGCCATAGTTTCTAAGGCGTCTACTACTTTTAGTTCGTGCTTCTCTAGTAGATCATAAGTTTTTAAGCTTCTCGAACTCACGCTCGGCGTAAGATTGCTTACTGTTTGCGGGACTAATTCTGCTAACGATTTCATCATTCCAAGATTTATTATTAAAAAATGTTTCGGGGTTTTTGCGGAACTGCTTATCCGGAACCGACTGCTTATATGAAGGTAAGTACTGCATTATTTTTTCGCGCTCGGCATCCGTTAAATTATTCCATTTTTTTATTAACTTTTGCTTATCCCCTACCTTTTTGTCGTACTCTATCCAAAAAAACTCAAAATCTATGTTTATGTATTGTTCTTCTTCTTTTTCTTCTTCTTGTTCTTCTTCTTCTTGCGTATGTGTATCGATACTGTATAGATACTCTATCAATACTCTATTTTTTACCTTAATTAACTCCTTATCGATACAAGCCCTAACCTTCGGACTATTTGAGTCGTTATACTTGGACCAATTCTTTAAAGCTATTTCTTTTGTAGACTCGGAATACATTAAGCGTCCTTTGCTTATAAAGTATTCTAATAGCTTCTTGATTGTCTCGTCGTTATAACCTGTATCGAAACACATTTGTCGGATCGTAATTTCGTAGATCCCGCATTGGGTAGTCCTATCGTTGGTTAGCAGGTATAAGTAGAAATACTTCTGCTCCGGCGTTAGTCCCTCTATAAATTCGTCCCTCCAAAAAGAGACGTGAACTTTTCTAAATATTGCCATAATAAAAATAGCCCGCAGTTTTGTAGGTCGTTGCAGTACCTACGCCACCTTGGGCCAAGAAGTTTTAAAAGAGTCTGCAACACTCGTAAACAAATATAGTAATTAAATATAAACTTCGTCGGCCTTACTCGATCTTTTTCTAAAGAATCCCTCGTATTGGGGATGCTCCTTCATAAATAAACGGGAGTAAAAAGGCTTGGCGTTATTGTTAACCTTAAAGTCGTCTCCGTTTGCTTTTACCGGAGTTTCCCAACGAATAATATTAAAAATAAACTCGGCGGATAAGTTCTTAAACCCGCGCTCTATTGACTTAAAAGTATATCTTTTAAAGTACTCATAGATTTGCGGATTCTCTTTGTGATACTCCTTAAACCATTTAAATTGATCGGTCTCTAGTTCGTCAAATAGCGTCTTCATAACGTTAAAGTTTTGTTAATAAATAATTAGAAGGGTAAATCGCCGTCGTCTTCTACGATTTGCGCAGGATTTGGAGCGTACTCCTTTTTATTTTCTGCGTTAGTTACTTCGTTTTTTTCGGGGCTTCCTAGTAACTGAATACTAGAAACTCTTAGCGTAATACTAGAGGCCGGCTTATTGTCTTGGTTAAGATACGCCCTAGAGTCCGGAGTTCCTTCTACATAGATTTGCGTACCCTTTTTTAAGTAAGGCGCTATAGCCGTTTTATCGGTCCAATTAGAACAGTCTACCCAAGTAGTCTTATCCCTTTGTTGACCTGTAGCATCCTTAAACTTTTCCGTATGTGCTACGCTAAAGTTAATTACTGTTTTACCGTTTACGGTATTTACTACGGCATCTTTGCCTAAGTGTCCTATTACCTGCGTTTTAATCATTGTCTTGATTTTTAATTAATGAATCGTCTAAGTCGTTTTCGTTTTTTAAGTCTTCTAATATTTCCTCTTCGTCTTCCTCTTCCCAATCGCAATGATCCAAACATTCCGGACATATATCGATTTCGGGGAAGTTAGTATGTGCGCCGCAGCAAGTAGAAAATGGCATAATTAATCGTTTTTATGTTTAACTAATAATTGGTAGACCTCTTCGTCGTCTTTGTAGTCTTCTATAGTTATTTCCCCGTCTACGTCAAAAGTAGGACCGCAACCCTCTTTAAAGTGTTCGCAGTTATTAAATTGATCGTAAAACTTTTTTTCTTCCCAAGTATAGGAATCTTCTATATCTTTAAATTTACCTTTTAAGCAACTAACTACGGTATTAGTTACGGTCCAATTACTATACCCGTCGTCTTGACTTGAAAGGAATTTGCAATCTTGACAGTTCATAATTATTTAATTAAAGTTTGTTCTAGTTCTTCCGTCCATTGATCCATAGGGACGAAAGGAATAGGGTTAAAATTGTTTTTAGGTTGCTCTAATAAGTGCGGCATATTATCGCGTTTAAACGCTTTTAATAACTCCTTAGCACTATTTAACTTATCCTGCAATTTACGCGCATTTGCAGAATCGGATCTATCGTAAAGGCCCTGCCAATACCATACGTTAGCGCGTAAGCTTTCTAGTTTATAAATTAGATTCATTACTTAAGAGTTTTTTTGCGTTCGGTAAATAAAGGGGCCATTTGCAAGTCGTTAACCATAGCTTCGTTAAGATCGTAAAGGGCTTTAAGTTCCTTCTTAGTTTCGCAGCTATCTATAGCTAACTCTAGGTCTTCTTGGTTATCGTGCGACTTAATGTAAGAAGCAGCTACGATCGTATCTTCCGGCGGCGGCATTTCTTCCGAAGTATAAAGCCCGCTTAGATCCTGCGAAAACGCTTTGCGTAACGCCAAACATTCTGCGACCTTTTGTAACATTATTCTTTTTTTAGTAGCCCATAATCCGGTAAGATTACCGTTTCGGTCCGTTTGTGCGTATTCACTAAAGAACGCTACTCCTACGGCCGCTTCGTATCTAACGTCGCCTCTAAATTTGAATACCGATACTTTACAGGAAATAGGATTACCGTTATCGTCGTACTCGAAGATAGGCTCCCCTTGTCCTCCGTATAATCCGGACCTTTCAGCGATTACGCGGAACCCGTCGATAGAAGTTTGGACGGTCATTTTTTTACCGTACTGCCCGTTAGGTAGTTTAACGCTTCTATGTATGCAGTAGATTTGGCGCGCCAATGGATCTAAGCCGGAACGCTTCGCAGTATATAAAAATAACTGCAGTTCGTCGTTAGTCGCTTCGGGTGCGATTTGTGTTTTAATTAACTCTAGCTGCTCTTTGCTAAAGCTAATTGTACTTTGTGTCTTTTCGATTTGGTTGTTCATAACGTTTAAATTTGTGCTAATATATAATTTATTTACGAGAATAACTATAAAGTAATTAATAAAATATTGTTAATATCCTTTTTTATTTCGTTATTGCGTTTGCTTTCGTATTGATCCTTAATAAGGCCAATATTCCTTTGAACGCTAGTACGATCTATCTTCATTACCTCGGCGATTTTACCGTGCGGTAACCCTGTTTTAACCTTCATAATATAACAGGCTATTTTTCTTATTCTAACATACTTAGGACCTCGATAAGGGCTTAGTACTCTAGTCCAAGGCGTATCGAAATAAGCGCAAACGTCAAGTAGTACCCCTACCGCTTTGTCCTTTAGGAGTTCCTGTTCTTCTAGCTTTCTTCGTTTGAAGTTGGATATAAACTTCGATTTCGGCTTTAAGTCGGGCAATTTCGATTCGGTATTCTTTAATTCTTTGTCTAAGTTCTTCATTTTCTAAATTGGTTAAGTATTCGTTACTAATTGTATTTCGTAGGCTCATTTTCTAAGGGTTTAAATTCGGTCTCTTTAAACATTAAATAAAGTTGGTCCCTAAACGAGTTAACTATTCTACGTTGAATTGCGTTAATCCTAGCAATCTTTAAAAGAATATCGTTTTCGTGTGAAAATAACCTAGTAACGTCGTAAGGACCGCAAGCGCGCCACCTGTTAAGGTCTTCCCTTAGTATTGCTTCCCTTGCTACTGCTAGATTTAATAGCCTTTCTAACTTGTTTATTCTCGATAGTATTTTCGTCTTTTGCATAATGATTAATTAAGATTTTAGAAACTAACCTAGAAATAGTAGTATTACCTAGGTCGGCTTCGGTTAAAAGTTTAGATTTAATTGTAGGTAAGATCCTTACCGCTAGTACTTCCTTTTGCATTTAATTGTTAATTGTTTGATATAATCGATTTACTTCTATTGCTAGGTCTTGGCAGGCTTGGATAGTCTGCGTTACAGGATTGTTCTTCTGCATTGTATCAAGTTGGACCTGCAGGATAACTATATACTGCTCTAAGGCGGTTTTATTGCTATCGTATAATACTTCGTCTAAATTCATAATTTTTGATTTAATATGTGTTTTACTAATAATAAGTCTTTTAACTCTTTGCATTGCTCATAATCCCAATACTTAGTTTCTTCATTATAAACGGCTTTATTTTTATGATCAACTGAATAAACCAAGGATATAGCTAATTCTACACTAATTAAAGCAGACTTATAAGCTAATTCGCTACTTAAATCGTTTGTAATTAATTGGCAATTAAAATGATTAAGCCATAATTCGTGCGCCATTTTTTCTAGGTAATTCATAACGTAGATTTAAAGGTTATCCGCTAGCATCCCTAGGATTAAGCAAGCGGCAAAAATGATAATACCCCATTTAGTAGATACTGAATCCTTTTCGTATTGTGTTTGGTTACGCATTTTCAGTAAATTTAAAAGTGAACGAATTAACTTGGTCCTGTAAGATTTGTAGGGCTTTTTCTTCGTCTCCGTTATTAATGAATAACTGCGTACAGTAAGCGTTAATTAAAGACGATTGGATCAAGGTTAGGTTATCATAGTCCCAACCTGTTTTTAGGCAGTATAAACGGCCCATAGTTTCTTTCATTGTTTTTATTAGTTCCTTCATAACGTTAAAACAGTTTTACGAGTGTCTCTCGATTGTTTATCGAAGGTATACATTGTATACAATATAAACAAAAGTATTTTTATAATTATTTTGTTAAGGACTTGTTAAAACTTGTTAAATAGGTTAAAATGTCTAAAGATTGTCCGGACAAAAAACCGGACAAACCCACTTTATACCATAAAAAAGCCCCCGTAGAAACGGAGGCCGGACGTTTAAACCTAAACGTTATGAAGATATTTATAAGCTATTCCAAATTAGATCCGCTTCCGCTTCGCGCCTTAATACCTGTTCGTCTAGTCCCTTAACCTCAAAATGGCGCTTGGACCTTTCTATCGCTTCCGCTATTCCCGCGTAATCCTTCTCGGCTGCTAATTGTACTATTTCCCGCATTTCCTCCCTAGAATCGCCTTCTAGGCTATTACCCCTGCAGAATACTAGAGAAACCAAGGCTCCTTTAACTTCCGGCGATAGATCGTCCAAGTTTGGGTAGATATGCTTAGTCATTAAATAAGCCCTAGGGATCGCCCTTTTTGCGAATACCTCGTAGGCATTTAAGAACGGTATATTTACCTTCTGCAGTTCCGATCCTAGCATCTGCCTAGCTGCGTGTCCTTTAAGCCCTAGGACGCGAAATAAGAGCGGGAAAAAGTTAGGGTTAATATTCTCCCCCCAATCCCACAATAATTGCGCCTTGTATACCGTAGCTAGGTCGTAGCCTATTCCTATTATAATCCCCTGCTCCTCGTTTCTATATGTCGGACGCTCTAGGAATTTAGAATAAAAGGCCCTGTTCCCTACTTCGAACTTAATAATTAACTCAATAGCAGGGCGCGGGATCATTTATTTATAAGGCTCGTAGACGGTTTTACCCGCTACTCTTTTAGCTTTTAATACTTGCTTTCTTTGCTTACCTGTAGACTCGTAAGAGCAATGAACCCAATCCGGATTTTGATCCGTACCAAATTCCCAAATTAATTGATCGAACTCTAGGCTACTTTTAATAAAGTCGAAAACCATTTTATTAGTTACGCCGTGAGGAGTACCATCCATATCTATATCGATCGCCTCCCCTTGGCAATGCTGCGAAGTCAAACTTCCCCCAATACAAGCGTTCAATTCCTTAGACCTGTAACCGCTAGAAATATGGATCGGACATCTAAAATTCATTCTAATAGGCTCGAAAACCTTTTCAGCCAATAGCTTAAAGTTCTCGATATGTTCGGGCGTTGGCATATTGCTAATACCGTTTCTTTTTGCGCTTTCGCTACGGATTACCTCCGATAGGGCTAAGTGTTCGCTAAGTTTCATAAGTTAATTATTTTAACATTTGACCGATAAAATAGCTTAAAGCTACGATCCAAAAAATGAATCCAACGGCTAAAGCTATCTTTTCTCTTTTATTCATTGTTTAAGTTTTTATTCCCTTTAGAGTTTTCGTATAGTTCCTTAAAAAACCCTGCGAAAACTACGCTAGTAAAAGATCCGTAGATCATACTAGAAACGGCTAAGTCCTTACCAAATAGGCCCGTAAATATGTCGGCCATTGCAAATAAGCACATCATTAAAAAAGCTTTAAACCCGATCGCTACGCCGGAGTTAATAGGGCTTTTAACGTTTAATAAGTGCCAAATATAATTTTTAATCATTGTATTTAATTTAATTGTGAGAACTGTAATACTATTATACCCATTAGGAGGATTTTTTGGAGCGTGTCGAACGCTTGCTCTTTGTCGTAGTCTCTACTTTTGGGGGCGCGATAAAGTTCTCTACTTGCTTCGTATTTTCCTTCCCAATAAAATAGGCTATCGCTTTTTTTATGTAGTGCTTTAATAAGGGAGTCATTGTTTAATTTTTTAATTGTTAAAGAATCCTTTAACAGGCTTATCCTATCATTGTAGGACCTGTAAAGATTATTTATTTCTTCGCCCTGTTTTACGGTCATTATTACGACCGTGTCGTTATTTATCTTCTTTATTATTGGATATTGGGAGTAACAAAAAGGCGCGGCCTGTATCATTACTAACGCTATCCAAAGTAGCTTTAACCTCATTTAATTCTAGTTTTAATTCGTTAACCGCATTATTCAAAGTAACTATCTTTTCCGCCGCTTCATTTACTAACTCCGTCTCTTTACTTTCTGCTTTTTTTTGGACCTGCTTACTTTCTACATAAGTAGAGTTAAATCTATTCATTAACTCTAGGAATTCTTTGTCCCCTTTATCTTCTGCTTTTTGTTGGGCCGTTGCGGTGCATCCGAATAGGAATATAAAAAAAAGGTATTTCATAACTTACTTAATATGTTGAATTTTACCTAATTGCTCTAAAGTACTTAGCTTAGTATTCGAGGTCGCTAAAGCAGAATCGCATCTTCTTAACGCGTCGCTTATTGCATCTACCCTATCTTCTAACTTTTGAACTTTTACGCTTTGACTTACTACTTGATCTTTGAACGTGGATCTTACGTCTATGTATAGATAACCTATAGCTATTAAAACTATAAATAAAGTTCCTACGATTGGATTTTTACTAAACTCTTTAAAGCTTATCGGAAGAGTGTTAGCGCTTACATTTACTTTCTTACTTACTGCCATTGTCTAAAATATTTTCTTATAATACCCTACCGAAGTTACGTTAGAAGAGTACTGCAAAGAAAATATAGACTTTTTAGGAGTTTGGTAGTGAATACCGGCCCCGATCCCTATTTTCCCGCCTCTACTATCGTAAGAAGAAAAACCGCCTAAATAAAGCGCGCCTTTCTCTTTTGTAAAGATATAATTATTTCTAATTATCGTTTTTTCGGTTAAATAAGCTTCGAAGCCTCTAGAGTGTATCTTATTTCTTGTAATTGTGTCGTTTATTACGAACCTGTTAGAATCTTTATAGATCGTATCGGAGTAAGCCTTTACCTCGGCGTAATCCTTTACTATGTACGCGGTATCGTGTACCTCGTCAATAAGGAAGATAGAATCGATTACCTTGTAAGGTATATCCTTCCCCTTTTTTACGGTCTTGAACGTGTCTACCTTGTAGAACGTGTCTACCTCGGTTACTATTGTAGATAACGAATTAGGGCGGCTAAATAAAAGCCACCCTATCGCTAAAATTAAAACTATTATAACCAAATTTTTCATTCTATAACTCCTCTTCTACTTCTTTAGGATTAAAGGTAATACCTGTAGTCCAATCTTCTAGGAAGTGAAAGTCCTCTAAGCCCTGCGGGTTAACTACCTCAATCTTCTTAAAGTCGAAGTCTTTATCGCCTAAAGCTTTAATGTCTTCGTTAAGCTTCTTAAGGCCTTCCTTAGAGAATCGGAACTCCCCTTTCTCGTTAGTTAATAAAACGCCTTTATCGTCTGCGGCTGCATTGTCTAAGCGTAACTCTTCTACTTTTTTAATGTAGTCTTCTTGTAACGGCTTAATTTTCTCCGCAAACTTGTATAGCTTCTTTTGGATCTTAGTCTCCTGCTTACCGATAACCTTGTTTAATTCGGTTACTAGGACGTTAATTTGTTTGTACTTCATAAAGTTTATTATTTATACAAAAATAAGCGGATTAAAGGACATAAACCAAATTTAGCTGCGCAGCCGCCCAATTATAAGCCCATTCGTTAGCGCTTGGATCAGCGTCCCAAGTTTGATACTCTTCTCCGCCTAGATTTAAATTACCAAAAGTTAAAACTTCTACTACTTTAGCAGTTTGTCCGTTTTCTACTACTTCCGTTACATTTTGCATTTCGTAGTAAAAATTACAAGAAGTTTCCAAATTGTCGTTTGCTATTCTCATTACGAAGTTATTAGCTTCTTTTTGTTGGCCATTTTGCCAAACCATTACCGGTTGAATTTTCATTTTGTTTTTATTTTAATTTTTATACAGGAAATCTAGTACATAAATCGCAAAGAGAATAGTAAAATCTAAGCGTACTACCTCCGCCTAATAAATCCCCTTTAGTTAAAGTAATATTATAAGTAGTGCTAGGGCTTAGTATATATCTAGTCCCCGAAATTATTAATTGACCGTAAGAGGTAATCGTACCGCTAAGAGTTACTGCAGGGAGAGGGACAATTACCATATTATCGTTAGAAACAGTACCACTATTTAAACCTGCGCTATTAAATCCGATATATAAGTAAACATTTATACCGTAGTTATTTCTAATAGTACCCGCAGTAGAAACAGTAGAACTCCCACTCAAAGGATAAAGACCACTTGAAGGAGTATAAACTATTCCTCCCTGCGCTTGTAGATCCGATTTAACTACTAATTGGTTAGAAGATTTAGCCGCATAACTAGCGTAAGCCGTATCAATATAAACGTAATAATCCGCTTCTGCTTTAGTAATACATTCGCTAGTTGCGGGAATAGTATTTTTTAAAGCTAATACGCCCGTATTTACCGCATCTTGTAAGTTATTGCAGCTTACCGCTTGGCTATTTGATATTCCGGCCCAACTCATTACGCTTCGTATTTTTGTAGTTTACTTTTTAATTCCGCTACTTCATTTTCTAAAATAGTTACTTTGTCTTCTATTACTGCTATTTTAGCCGTGTGAACCTGCGCGTAAGATAAAGATAAGAAGCCGTCCGATCCTTCATTTACTGCATAAGGTAAAATAGACTGTATATCCTGCGCATAATAACCTAATTCTTTACGGTTGTTCTTTATGTAAAGTTTAGCTTTTACGTTTGCTATAGAATTTAGTAAGTAATTATCTTCTACTAAAGTCTTTAACCTAGCGTCCGAAGTGTCAAAGAAACCACCCGAAGCAGTAACCGAACCACCTACGCTTACATTTCCTGTAATAGACATAGTAGATCCTGTATTAGCTATAAGTATATCCGATCCGCTACCTTTTAAATTAAATATATACCCATATTGTAAAGAAATACCGCCTCCGTAAACTTGTAATCTATACCCGTTATCTGCAATACTTCCTAAAGACCAATTCCCCGACTGTGAAATTCTAGCTAAAGTATTTGCGTCGGTAATTTCTCCGGCCGCACCGTATGCAAATCTAAAGTCTTCTCCGTCGTCCATACCTACTAACCAAGCGTTAGTATTAGTAGTACCGTTTTGATAGGTTATATACTGTTCTCCACTTGAAGTGCCTTGCGCTGCATTACCTCCAATTATAATAGTTCCGTCTCCTGCTGCCCAAAATCTTGCTATTGCTTCTACTCCTGCTATTACAGTAATACTACTACCATTATCTTGAATAATACTATTACCTAAAGTACTAGAACCTGTCCACTTAGTCATATATCCATTAGTTCCACTTCCTGTTACACCACTTCCACCACCGCCTCCAATAGTTACACCGTTAATTTGGAAAACTCCGTTAATATTTACGTTACCATTTACTTGTAATGCACCACCTCCACTTACTCCTGTTGTAGTACCTAGCATTAAAGTACCATTATTCACTAATCTTAAACCTGTGCCTGTTTGAGTGTATACTTGAAAAGCTGAATTGGTTGCAGCTCCTGTGCTTCCGCTTAAATCAATTTGTAATCCGTATGCTGAAGAACCATAGTTTTTAAATTGTCCAATCCAATCACTTGTATTTTTAACAACAGATAAAGCATAAGATGGACTATCCGTTCCGATTCCAACGTTACCACCGCTTGTGATGGTCATTTTAACATTACCACCTGCAACGGTACCTGTTCCTAACTTTAAAGTATTTGCAGCGTCGGTCCATAAAAAACCTTGACAAGTACCACCTAAACTATCTGTTAATTGTACCGAATTAAAAAATTTAGAATCCCCTGCATATACTCCACTACTTGCCGTTATAGTACCCGTAAATGCTGCGTTACCGCTTCCGTTTATTGCTAATCTTGAAAGTCCATTAGTAACTAAGTGTAAAGTTTGAGTTCCTGTATGCCCTAAAACCGAATCATAAGTACCAAGACTTCCTATTAATTGGCTATTACCCGCGCTATTTTGTCTACCTGCATAAAAGCTACCTGCACCTGCATTATCTAAATTTAAAATTGAAGCATTAGTACTTGTAGCAGGAGCAATAGAAAATAACGCAGACGTAATAGTAGAAGCATCTTTATTAATAATAGTAGGATTTCCCGCCGCGTCCGAAATATAACTATCTACTAAAGTAGAAGCACCGTTAAATTTTGCTATTTTATTTGTAGATCCCGTTCCTGTAATTGCATAACTAGAAATATTCCCCGAAGTAACCGCAGTATGATTCCCAATTCTTAATACTATTGCAGTATTAGTAGGATCTAATACCCCACTACTTGCGCTACTTATATAAATAGTATTATCATTAGCACCTCTAACACCTATACCCCAAGTATTTGAACCCGCCCAATTCGCCGAAAATTGAGCAAAATATTTTGTATTGTCGTTAGGATATGAATTATTAAAAAATGAAACAGGGTTAGTATTATATGCACCTCCGGAATCTATCAAAATAGCAGCAGAAGTAGTTTTATAACTAGTAGAAATTTGACTATTTGAATTTAAAGGTCCTGTTAAAGTACCTCCTGCTAAAGGAAGATAGTCCCCCAACGCAGAAGCTAAAGCGTAAGTATTAGTATCTAAAGCAAAAGTTCCCGCCGCAGTCATTTTTACAAAAGAAGTAGACGCAAAAGTTAAAGCTGCTAAAGAAGTTAAGTTAGTAGATCCGGCCTGCTTTGAGTTCCAAGTAGCCGCGCTTGCTATATATGCGTCTGCTAGATCAGTAGTTAAGTGTAATTCGTCTAATAAAGTTACCCCTCCGGTAATACTTGCAGCGTTACCGCTACCGCTAGATTTAACTACTGTTAAAGCTTCGCCGTTACCGCCTTTAGTAATAGAAGCCGCTACTCCGCTTCCGCTTGTATGATTAATAATTAAATCGTAAGCGCTTAAGCTATGCGTTCCTAAATTTACGTTAGTCGTCGCTCCTGTATAAGGAACGTAGCCCGTAAGATCCGTAGTATAATTAGGGATATTTAAAACCCCTGTAGTATTGTTATAAGTCGCTTCGCCGCTTGTACCTAAAGTCGTTAAACTAATAGCTGCGCGCGCTCTAGCATCCGTAAAGTAAAGGTTACCGCTTTCCGTTACTTGGGCCGTCGTATAGTCTCCACTAACGGCCACTACTGCGCCTGTTCTACCGAATACCGAAGTAACCGGAGCGGTATCGTAATCGGTCCAAGAAGCCGTAATAGTTCCTCCGTCCTGTTGGTCTAAAGTTAAAGTCTTAGTAGTAGTTCCTGTAACCGCCGCAGAAATAATAGAATTATTATAAGCAGTATTCCAATTACCGGAATTATCAATAATAGAAGTACCCCAAGCAGTCCCCGTAGAAACTGCGATCCCTGCGTCCGGATATATCATAGAGTCTATCGTCCAAGAACGATTAGCGCTTAAGTCGTAAGTAACGTCGTTAATAGTTAAAGTCCTGCTAGTAGGAACGTAAACTGTTAGATCGGGGAAGGTAGTTAAGTTACCTGCTCCGTTTATGTATTGTAAATTAGTACCCGTAAATCCTAAATTAATTGTCCCGCTAGTTGTAATCGGGGAACCCGTAACCGATAAAGCGTCTCCGTCTCTAGAAAGCCCTACGCTAGTAACTGTACCTGTAGCACCGGAAGACCTAGCCCAAACCGAACCCGTATAGACTGCGTAATCGCCCACCGCAAAAGTAATAGGACCTGCGCCGAAGTTAACCGTACCCGCTACGTTACATAAGTAAACGTCTCCCGCGTTACCGGTACCGTCTGCTAAAGTAGGAGTATTCGTAGCTGCATTCCAAACGCCCTTAAATTCCATTACCGAGTTAGGCAACTGACTTACTAGGATCTTACCGTTTTCGTCTAATTTAGGTACCCCATTTGCGACGTTAAAGCCTAAAGAGGTTAATACCCCGTCGGTCCCTATAATTACGTCGTCTAGGTCTCTTAATTTTGCTCCGCTACTTATTAAAATTTGGTTACTCATTGTCTTATTAGTTAAATAGTCCTCTTACAAATTCCGTACTTTCTAAAGCCCTAGCAAACGTTAAAACGCCTGTAGCACTATTCCACTTTACCTGCTCTTCTATTGGCGTTCCTGTCGTTATGATCCCTTGGACGTCGATACCTCCTCTAGATACATAAACGCAGTCTTTACCGATCATATCTACCCAAGTTATAGTAGTTTCTCCGCCGGCCGCCGTGTATTCTTTATTATAAACGTATCCGCCACGGATAACAATTCCCGCAGGGTTAATACTTGTACCTGTTATACCATAAGGACCTACTCCCTGTAAGCTAATATTATAAGTACCTGCGTCTCTAACCGGTCCGTTAAAACTAAAGTTAGCGATATTCGCTATCCCGTTAATTATAACCAATCCGTCTTCGCCGTTGTCTATTACTAGATTTATTTCTATAGGAGTTCTTGCTAACTGCTTCTGCATAAAGAATAAATAACTAAAGCCGCTTAAGATTATTAAGCCGTCTGCAGTTATACTCCAAGAACCTAGATCGTTTTTAAATTCTCTAAACCAAGCCGAAGTAATAGAAGTAACTTCTTTCTGCTCTACGTTAACCGTAAAAGTACAGTTAGTAGAACAGGCGATAGGTACGTCTACTTCCGGACTTACATCCGTTCTATGCCAATAAAGCATTAAATTTTTACCGTTTACTGCGTTTGCCATACTACAAATTTAAGCTTTTTATTCTTCTATATATTTAATCGTTTCGGTCGAAGTATTGTCTTGATCCGTTACCTCAATTATTTGGAAAGAGTCTACTTCGTCGATCCTAGGATTAATAGATCCCCTATTCATTAAGAACTTTTTATCATTATAGCTAAGCGCGTTAGTAGAAGCGTCCGTTAAAGTATAAACCTTATCCAAATAGTTTAACCCTTTAGCCGTTTTAAAGCTTCCTAACTCGGCTTCTAAAGTACCGTAGTTACGATTTAAAAGGTTAGAGAACTGTCTAGCTATAAGCATTTGCAATAGTAAAAAAGTCTCCGTTCTAGGCCACCTATACCAATTTTTAAGAGCGACGCCGGATTCATTGTATAACACTCCTAAATTATTAGTATTTATATAGCTAATAGCTAATCTTAAATAAACGAAAGATCCGTAAGCCTGCGAAGTAGTTTTAACGTTGGTATTCCCTGTCCCTACTTGTCTAGTAACCTCTATAGACTTAGTATCGTAAGGATTTTGCGTTATTCTAATATTTCTTACTCTTGTATCGGAAAATTGACCTAAAGTTCCGTTACTTACATAAAATTTAATCCTAATATGGCCCGCCCAAACTTGGCCAAAAGAAAAAGGTATAGCAGGATAACTCATACTTACGTTAAGACTAAAAGAACCCCAAGGTACACCTAAGAAAGCCGGTTCTACCCCTTCATAGGTTACATATCTTTGCGTAGTACCCCAAGTATTGTTAGTCTCGTTATAGTAATAAAAAGTACCGCCTACTATGCAGGCTATTTCTACCTTACCTACGTCGGATAGCATATAATACTCAAAAGAAAAAGTAAAGCTAGGCCCTACCATATAAGGAGTATAATAAGTCTGCAATAAAGCACCTCCGTCCGGAGTATTTTGTAAATAAGCGTATTGGTCTCTATTCCCTATTGCCTGTAAACTCAATTCGTTATATTCCGAATCCGGAATAACAGTTACTACGCTACCTGTATAAGGGGTAGTAATAGATTGAAAATAAAACCACCCGTAAGGAAGGTTAGTTAAAAGTCCTGCATTATATACCCCCTTAAAGGTCCCGTTATGTATATAGTTAGAAGGGTAGTCGTAATTATAACTATGTATTAGTTTAGGATAACCTTTTCTAACTACTTTAGATTGTGAGTTATTTATAAAATGCACGTTACCGTCTACATAAGGCGCAATATTTACCGATTCGTCTAAAGTCCCCGTATTACCTACCGAAACGCTAGGCGATAAAAAATACTGCGTATAGTACCTAGTAGCTTGGGCCATTTCGTTAATAGCTAATAGCTGCCATTGGCCGTCCGATTGAAATAACCTGCAGCCAAAAGAACTTACTATATTATCTAGGACCTCGTAATATGTTTTACCCTGTATGTCTCTTCTATAGATATAACTTTGAGACAAAGGTTCGTTTCCCGAAGCGTCCGAACGATCGAACATTCCCTCTGCATAATAAGAGCAGGAGGTAATCATACTAAGCGGATCGGGATAGTCTATAAGATTTATACACTCCGCTATTACGTCTATTAAACGCGATAAAGAGTTAACGCTTATTCCCTCTATAGTATCAAACGCCGTATATTCTAATAAAGAAAGCCCGTCTATAGCTACTATGTCTACTTGTACGAAACCTGTACTAAAAGGCAAAGAAACGTAATCGTTAAATAAAAAGCCGCACCACAATAAGGTCGCTCCGTTATAAAATTTAACAAAATATTTACGATCGTCAAAACTTAATAGATCGGGGAAGTCCGCCGCAGCGTCCGCATCCGATACTAAAAAAGATACGTTTAACTGCGAAGAAATAATAGACGGCAAAGGCTCGTCTCCGCTAGAATTAGATTCTAAGTTAATATTTATCGCTTCGTAAGTCTTTACGCTTCCGCTATAACCCTTTTCGTAGATTTCTACTGTTAATTGCGTATCGTCTCGTAAGGCTTGGCCTATTGTATATCTTTTAGCGTATGCCATTATAATAAACTTATATTTTGTCCTTTAAGGGCAGAAGCTTTCTGCGTTCTATTAATTGCGATTAGAAGATCCTGTCCTCTTAATACCGCTACTCCTCCTCCGCCATTACCGCCACCATTACCGCCGGACATAGCGCCCGCGTTAAAGGAAGTATTCATAAAGCTATTAAGCTTACTTAAAGGGATAATAGCTTCGTTTTGCCCTGCTTCGCCTATAAGGCCTAAAGTAGGCTTAGTTACTATACCTCCGTCTGCGAAACCAAATATAGATTTTAAGATCCCGCCAATTCCTCCGCCACCTCCGCCGCCTGTATCGCCACCGGTAGAAGCATTAATCGTAGCCATTATAGCCTCGAATATTGCCGCTTTAATAGCCGCAGCCGCTATATCCATAGCTAACTGTTTAAACATATTACCTATGCTTTCTAAAACATCCCCTCCATTTTCTAGCGTAGTAAATAAGGTCCTAAAAGCGTTAGCCCCGAAGTCTGCTACTGAATTAGCGAAATCTTCTTGGCTTTGTTGTAATTCTTTTAACTGTTTGTCTTCTGCTTTATAAGCGTCGATTCTTTTTTGCGAATCCTTCTGCAAAAAGTCTCCTAGTCCTCCTTTGTTAGATTGATCTAGTAACTCTTTATTTTTCTTCTCAAAATATCTTCTTCTCTTCTCTTCTTCTTTGTCTGCTTCGGGATCAAATACAGTAAGTATAGGCTTAAGATCAAGTTTAGCGAACTTTTTTCTTAAAGCCTCCATATCATTTAACGCCTTTTGTAACTCGTACTTTTGCTGCGCCATATACTCCTTCATAGGATCTACATCCTTATTATTATTTCCTGCAGGAGCGCCAAATATTTTAGCTAGATTGTATTGTATATTATCGCCTAGGGTTTTATAATTCTCCGCTATATCTTTTAAAACAATAGCGTCGTACCCTAATTGATCTATTTTTTCTTTTCTTGATTCTTCGGCCCTATCTTCCGCACTTGCACTTCCTGCAGGCGCTAAAAAGCTAACCGCTCTTTGCATTAAAGTAGGCTGCAAAGGCGCGTTTTGTTCTTGTAAAGCTTCAATTTGTTTTTTCGCCGCTTGGTTAAGGGCTTCGGTAGCTACCGCCTTGTAGTACATCATTTGGATATACTGTTCGGCCCCGTCTGCTAAGAATTTCTCCGCAGTAGCTAGATCGTCGGTTTTTTGTATTGTTTCTCCTAAAGTACTGTTAAACTTCTTTAGGAATTGCTCCTTACTAATAATGCCGTTAGTATAATCGTCGTGCGCTTGGTTAAGACCGTTAATATCTTCGGTAGCCTTAACGTATCCCGCTTGGGCTTCTTTAAATACTGCAGCCTCTAGCTTCATAGCTTCCGTTACTCCGCTAAGTTTATTATTAGCAAAATCCGTTAAATCGTCCCCAAAAGAAACGATTAAAGAAGATACTACGCCAATAGCTAGGCCAATACCCGCAGGGCCTGTTAAGGCTGCGCCCATTTGCTTAAGTGCGTTTCCTGTACCTCCGGAACTAGCTTGTAATCTTTGAAACGACTCGAATAAAGGGTTTAAGTTATTGGCTATACCCATAAATCCGTAAGAAGCATCCTGCGCTACTCTAGATACGTTACCTAAAGCGTTTACCGCTTGGTTAGTCGCTCCGGCGCTTTTACCCATTTCTTGACGCATCCCCGCGATACGTTGGGTAGTCGTTTCTATTTTTGCCGATAACTCGGCGATCTTACCGGTATCGGTAGTCTTTTTTATTTCCGCTTGAAATCCTCTTAATTCATTTTCGGCCGCAATAATGGAGGCTTGAAGTTGAGAAATATCGCCGCCGATATTGACCTGTAATTCGGGATTTCCGGTACTTTCTGCCATTTCCTTATTAATTTACTCCGTACAGTTTAAGAGTGTTCTTTAACTGCTCGTCCGTTATATAAATTTTTTCTTCCTCGTCTTCCTCGTCTAGTTCCGGAATAGGCCAAAATGATTTCAAAGGTTTAGGATGCGCTTCCGTCGTACTGCTTAGGTACATTACATAGGCTAATTGTCTAGTTCGGGACCATTCGTTTAACTCGGATCGTTCTTTACCCATTACCATAATAGAAAAGTCTTTCCAAGTTATTTCCCAAAATTCACTAGGCTTTATCCCACATTCTGCAGCCTTAACTAATACGTCGTCCCAAGTAAGACTATTTAGTCTTTTTTTTTTCTACCTCTACCATTTTTTTAGATACTACTGCAGTCGTAGCGGTAAT